CAGTGCCAATGAATCCTGTTACGTCACCAGCAGCAACACCGTCGTCAACGATGCCTGCGTATTCATTATCAATCTCTGATAATAGGTTGTTAAAAATGTCTGACATAAGATTCTCCTTTTAGTCAGTGAAAAATTCTTCAAGATTACAAGTCTGGCTATTATATGCATGTTCAACTCTGGCTTGTGCGATTTCAAAGTAATCTTTGTCTCTCTCGATCCCGATAAACTTGTATCCTTCAAAGCCACATGCTTTACCAGTTGTGCCTGATCCCATAAAAGGATCAAGAACTATGCCACCTTTCTGTGTTACTAGTTTGACAAGATATTTCATCAAGTCTGTTGGCTTCACAGTTGGATGATTATTCTTATATTCTGTATTTCTTCCTGCTGATAGAGATGATGCGTTACCGGATGCTCCTCCACCAGTTTGAAATGTTACGATCTTCTTTGCTAGAAATTGTTCTAGTCCTTCATCACGATCAGACTTAGACGCTTTAGCAGAATAGAAGAAACGTCCTTCAGGTATATCAATAGCGCCATCATGGATGACATTAGCAGGATAACGACCTAATGGATTATCCACTAGTTCTGCTTTTGCTTCTTTATCGGTCTTCCAAATACCACCTCTTGGATTTGTCCATTTTTTTGCGCCTTCTGGAAGTCTACTCTCTTCTATATTCAATCCACCAGTGCCATACTGTGATAGATTATCTTTACGTGATCCATCAAAAGGTTTGCGAGCAACTACGATAGGTTCATGTGCGGGTTTTAGATTTCCTGCTTTAGGAAATCCAGTGCCATACAGCCACATGATCTGGTCCCTAATTTCAAATCCAGCATCTTCAATCTTAATAGCACCACGATGATATGTGCGTGATCCAAAGAACGCAAGTAAGTGTCCACCAGGCTTCAATACACGAAGAACCTCCCGCCAAATATCGGCGGAAGGCACATCATAGTCCCATGAATTACCCATGAATGATAATCCGTAGGGCGGATCGGTCACACAAGAGTCAATAGAGTTGTCTACTAACTTTTTAAGTTCAACTAAACAATCACCATTGTAAAGTTCAAAGTTCATGCTACCTCTTTAAAATATGTTTGTAGTTCTTCACTCATTTCTTTTAGAACATGGCCACCTACACCTACACGAATGACATTACATAGTTCAATCACGTTGTCAGGTGTAATCTTGTCGTCAGGCTTGAACTCATATAGTTTGCCTGGTGAATATTTGTTGTCTTCTGTCATTTGAAAAAGTCCTCTAAACTGGCAGTTCTCTCTGCCTTCCAACCGATTGCTTCCAGAATGATCTTTAGTGGTTCTAGAAACGACTTCTCAAATTGGGTTGAGTAGTCGATATACTTGTGTAAGTCAAACTCTTCCGGTATACCTCCTTGCGGAAAAGCAATCACATTAGATTGCACAGTGTTGGGTTCTTTAAGAAAGATAAACTTGATCTTCTCGCCATTGTTGATTAGTGGATACTTATCAGTAAGGCTATGAACCCGTAGAAAGTTATTATATACAAGAGAACCACGAACATGGATAGGGCAACCTGATGCATAAATGCTTCTCTTGTCTGCATACTTAACCATTCCATTAACACCACGAGGAAAAGAAATGTCCGAAAGAGGAAGAGTTTCAAACTCTCCACGAAACTGCTGAATGAACTCCTGAACTGCTGATTCATCTGCACCAAATATAACATCAATCGCCTCTCTTAGTTTGTCTCTACATGCTGTAGGTGTGGAACTCTTGATCATTTCAAGGCCCATAACTTTCTTCTTAGGATGTGCGTATTGCACACCTTCAGAGTTATGGACATTTAGAATATAACGCTTCTTGGCAGTCCAGATTGCTTTGTCTGCCAAGACTTCACGCTTCATGACAATCTTTTGCTGATAAACGTTAGTATATTCACCAAGACTTGCACAAGCCTTATCAATAACACGTTGTATTCCAGTTTCACACGCTCTATCCAAGAAAGTGATTGTACCGGCTGTATCGATAGTTCTATCATCCGACGAACAGGCTTGTCGGACCAAATCAGCAAGTCGCAAGTATACCGAGTCAGTATCGACCGCAATGACATAATCTTTCTCCGTCTTTAGTATTTTGTTTAGATATTTGTTGATGCTGTTTTCAATCCAGCGGATGCTAAGTTGTCCAGTAGTCGTAACGGCAATAGCATTACGAAGATCAAAGAAACGAAAATACTTTGAACCCATTGCACCATAGAGTGAGTTGAGTGATACTTTCTTAGAGAGTTGCAGGTTGTTATATCTTGCAATCTTGTTTTTAAGTTCTTTCTTCTTATCAGGATCAGTCTCTATCTCATATGCTGCCTGTGCTTCAAGCATCGCCTTCTTATACACCTTACGATCAGCAAACATCTTCTCAACCATTTCAGGCATGAAGCCTTGCTTATCACGGCGATAGAACTGACCGTTTGCTGTCAAACAAACATTCTCGTCCTTTAGAAAGGATGTATCAATAGACTGATTGAGTAGTTTATCAACACTGACACCAGAGGCAATAACAGAACGCATAGCATCGCTATAAGAATCAAATTCAACAATCGTCTCAGGAGAGATATTGGACCCCATAATAACAGACGGATACTCTGAGTTAACGTCAAAACTAGCCACCCAATCATGGAAACCAATAATAGGGTCTTTAACATATGCGCCAACATAGGCAGCCTCCTTCTCGTGTTTCTCAATAGGAGGGACAACTATGTTCTTTGATTTCAAATGATGAAAACAAATAACGTCCCACATACGGACCTGTGCGAACACGTCCTCGTAGTTACACTTGTTATCATAAGATAAAGTTAGTGCTAGTTCAATAAACTTACCCTTGTCATCAATACGATCAACAAGATCAACGTCTTTGATGTTATAGTCGATGAACTTTTGATAATCTTCCTTGTATAAGTTATGCAAGGTACCAAATTCTTCATATGATATTTTATGCTCACCAAGTTCAACATGAGCAATATTGTCTAGTCGGTATGACTCTTGTGAGTATCCGCCAGATGCATATTTCTTATATAGGGTAATCATATCAAGCGTGGAGATACCAAGGATAGAATACCCCTGACCACGACGACCCATACCCAGGTCTAATGTTTTGGAGTTGATAACATTCCAAGGAGAAAGTTTCTTTGCTTCATTCTCACTCATAATCTTTGTGATACGATTTACAAGATATGGTATATCAAATTGCTCTACGTTCCATCCTGTAATGATATCTGGATACTCTGACTGCCACCAACCAAGAAACTTACGAATAAGTTCAAACTCGTCAGCACATCGGTAATATACAACATCTTCACGTTTGTTGTTATAGTCACCTGTTCCAAATGTGACAAAGCGACCGTCCATCTTCACTGTGATGGCGGTTAAAGGTTCAGATGCCGTTTCAGGTTCAGGAAATCCATTCTCTGAGCCAACTTCAATATCAATGTTGGCTACTTTGATATGTGAGATATCCCAATCAACGGTGCCTGGAAACTCGTCGGCAATAAAGCAATATTGATACCGTTGATTGCCGTAAATTTTAAAGTTCTCAATGCCTTCATACTGCTTAACAAAATCACGACAATCACGAATGCTGCCAGGCTTTACAGACCCAACATACTCACCATGAATTGTCGTGTATTTTGTTGGCTTGTCGGAAGGCACGAACAAGGTGGGATTGTAATCCACCTTGAGTCGCACACGCTTTCCATTCTCAACACCACGATATAGGATTTTACCACCCCATATCTCAACATTTGTATAAAATTTATTCATTAAGGAGTAATCAACTTAGAGTTGGGAACAACGATTCCACCAAACATACTATTGTATTGGTTGACGAACTCTGTAATAGGTGTAACAGACACAATAACATGATTTGCATTCAATGTCAACTCTTTATCATCGGACCACTGAACGAAAGGTGCAAATGCTACCGAAGGATTATTTGGATCTGCCTTAGAAGGAACCATAATGACACGAACAGGATTCTTTATCGTAATCTTGGTTACGTTTTCACTTGTAACCTCACCAATAATTTCTTCACCTGTAGCAAGTCTTAGTAGTTTCAGATTAGTTGCCATTCTTTTCATCTTTCTTTGGTAGGATAGCTGGAGGTGGAATAATAACAGGATTAGGTGCCACATAAGGCACATAAGGTCTTACTCTTGCCACTGGTGGATTTACAACAGGCGGCACATAAGGACGGATGATGGGTGCAAAGATAGCACCCACTAGAATTATGGTGTTCAATCTACCACCTCCATAAGATAGTCATAAACACCAACTGTTACCCACTTCTCTGGAATTAGAGTAGTGCGATTACCATTCTCATTCACGAATGAATAAGAGTTATCAAGATCCATAATCTTGACGATTCGTTCCCACTTGCCATCAAAGGCACGCTGCTTGAATGCTGTCTCTAGGACATGCATATTACTTTCACTTGATGGAATCATTGTTACTCTCCTTAGTCCCACAGGTTCTGATAATACTTTCCGAATAGTCGGAAACCGTTTTGAATGCGTTCATTATAACGCTTCATGCCTTCATAGTCAACCCAATAATCAGGATCAACTTGATCCATTCTTACCCAATCAGTTTCATCATTGTTTATAGCAACAAAGTTATCGGAGTGCGATGGCTCTATATGTTCTTCATAGGCTCCATCATTTATTCTCACAGTTGTATATTTGTATTTCGGTTCTCCGTGATAGAACTGATCTTCCCAAGATTCATCAAGTTCCTGCTCAAAGGCCCAAATCATTTCATTGAGAACCCAGTCCCACTTATAATGAACCCAGTTGTCTCCCATGTTCCAACCATTTTCATCGACCTTGGGATGGCTATAACGCATATGTGAAGGAAGATCCTCATCATCAACATAACCAGAACCATGCTTGGTATCTCTTAGCTGCTTTAGCATTGGTAGAATGATATGAGCGAGAGTATTGTCCATAGACCAAGTATCATATGGATCAATACGAACTTTGATGGTGCGTTCACCACGAATTTTATAAATCCAGTCGCAGATATTAGCAATCCAAGTATGACTAATCCAATGACCAAGTCTATCCTTCTGGTCTTCATTTAGAAACGGAACCCATTCAGCAATCTGCCAGGGTCCATACCAATTCTTATATGGTCCGATTTTTATTCGCATAATGTCTCCTTATTTCAATCTTGATATTGTGGGCGCAAGTAGCACAAACAACAGAACAACCATGCTTCTCCATAATCTCTTGGACGGAAGGAACAGCATCAAAAGAATGGTCGTCTATGATTTGCTTTACGGTATTGGAAGATAAACTGTTACAGGAACATAAAATCATTACCTTTCCTCTCACATAGATATATAGTATAGCATACTGTGCGGAGGTGTCAAGATGCCAACATTTATTTTATCTCTCATTACCTCAGGTTCCATAAAGTGGCTTTCCATTCTTGGAATTGTAGCAGGGCTGGCAGGTGGATTATACATGAAACACCGTGAGATTGTCAATAACGAAAAGCAAATAGCACTCCAGCAATACAACATCAAACAGTTGGAACAGACTATAAAAGACCGAGATGCTTATATAAAAGAAATAGAAAATGTCGCCAGAGCAAGGTCCGAAGCAATCAACAATCTTGCACAGAAGAATAGAGAACTGGAAAACAAATTAGATTCTGTTGTCACAGAGATTGATAAACATGTTGGTGCTGGACATGATAGAGAGTCGTCGCAAATACTTAAAGACACAATCAAGTCTTTGGAGCAAATGAAATGAAAAAGATTATTCTATTGTTAGCCGTAGTCTTACTGGCTTCTTGTAATGACCAGACTCAGGTGGTGACAACTTATCGTCATATGGTTGTTCATCCTGACGAGGCAATGTATTATTGTCCTGTTGTGAAGGAGTTTCCAAACTGGAAGACTCTGACGGATAGTCAGGTGGCGAAGTTGGTTGTTCAGTTACATAAGAACAATTTGACATGCAAAAGTTCCATTGAGTCTATTCGTAAGTTTCTAAATGAAGCAGACCAGATAGTGAAAAGGGCGGATTAAATCCGCCCAGTTCAAATTATAGATCAACCTTGTGTGACTCGACTGTGTTTGTTGAGTTGGTAACATTGTTGTCCTTAGCGGCAACACCAACACCAAGTAGTGCTAGAACAAATGGCCATACTTCATCAAGTGGAGGAAGTGGCATTGACTCTGGCCAAACACCGGCATACTTTAGACCATATGCTACAACAGGAATAAGTGCAGCAACAGTGGTCTTCCAGTTAGCGGTAATATTCTTGAACATGATAATCTCCTTTCGAAAGAGAACCCGAAGGTTCCTTTCTATTTAGAGATTTACTGAATTTGATAAACCGCTGTGCCACAAGATGGCTTGATTACAACAGTTCCCTCCCATGGACGTAGCCAACCACTATGCCAAGTTCCCTGAACACAATACATGCCACGATGAACTGGAACAGACCAGTCACCAGTAAATGGTGGATCCTGAACTGGATTATAATAAGTGCCATATGGTGCTGCAAAGGCAGCGGTGCTAAACATTAGAGCAGCAATAACTAAAATCTTTCTCATAGTCCTAGAACTCCTAGACCTAGAAGACCACGATCCGGACCATCAACAGTTACATCAACATCACGGCCATCAACATCGACTTCAACATTAGAACCGACTGGTGCCTTAACTGTCACACCCTTTTCAGTTACCAATGCACCCGTGCCGTTTGTTGAAGTTGTTGGTCGCTTATGTGCTAGTGCGGATCCTGTTAGAGCAACAACAATAGCGGTAGCAATAAAAAACTTATTCATACTATTCACCTTTCTGTTCAACATCCTTATTAAAGTTGTCGGGATGTTTCATAATGTCCGCAAGAAAAACAACCAGTTCCTGTAACTTGTCTTTGTTATATTCTGCGGCAATCTTGCCCTCTTCACGAATATAAGAGGTTAGTAAGCAATATGCCTCACTAACAGCATCGTAACTTACCTTATCTCCAACGTGCATGTAGTTCTCCTTTTAACATTTAAATCTTACCGTGGCATCTTTCCATTCACCCATAACTGGGACCTGCGCCTTAACAGTTTTCAACTGACATACACGAGGTTCAATCTTTACTTGATGTGTCTCACATTCACCTGTCTGTAGGCAAATGCTAATGACAGCAAACACTAACTCTTTCATGATTTATTCTCCGACAATACATGATGGGCAATATCGAGAATTTCATCTAATGTGGCTGCTTTTGTGATATCCTGCAATGCCTGTTTATAGGCATCTCTTTCGTCCATAATATCATAGACAGTTGTAGGTTTATGTTCTCGCATCTTCTGAATGCCTACAATAGTATCTTGATCCATAACTCTTCCTTACAATACAAATAGAATGGAAATGTATAACAGTCCAATGAATGCGCCTAACAATGTAGGCCAATAACTGTTACTCTCCTTGAGACATGGAGACGGCACGGTGGTAGTAACGCTCGTATATTGACAGACGATCCTCTTCCGAGTAGTCTGCGGGAATATCAATACCTTTGACTTTTCGCCATACTTCATTTGCCATCTCCAATCTAAACTGTTTATCTTTTTCTTCTTTAGTCTTCTCTTCCACGTAGATACTCCAATAGACTAAAAATAGTGTAGGCAACAAATGTGCCTACAACAAACCAGAACAACCAGTTGAGTGCTAGTTCACCTAGTGATTCATATTCATTCATTATTTAGTTCTCTCTGAAATAGTTCTCTCGGCAAGGTCGATGAATCCTTGTCTTAGTTTTTCTTCTAAGATATCAGGTCCATCTCTCCTTAGCATATTACGAAGAAAGGTGCCATCTTTAACCATGACCCTCTCAAATAGTTCTCCTGTTTCATCATTGATTAGATCGATATAAAACGGTCTTGGACCGATATACTTTTTCCATGAAGGTCTACGTCTTGCTTTCTTGCTCATTATCGTGCTACCTTATTCAAGTATTTAAGATCATCAGACTCGGATAGAACCTGAAGACCACCTTTGTTATAGAGCGGCATCACCCGCTTGGCCTTGTCAAGAATGGCCTTACGAGTTTCTTCGTTTTCTTTATGTAGATTAGCCATCATAGACCGATTGGCCGTGGCGTTAGCAGGTGCATTACACACCTCTTGAATAGACTTTTCATGATGCTTGGTAGAACGATCAACCTGCAAGGAGTCTTTATACTCGGACTTCCAGGAAGTGTTCTTGGTTTTCTTTGCTTTGATTTGCTTGGGTGTAAGACCCATGGACTCAAGCCACTTGATATGTTCGGCAGTATTAGTCTTTTTAGGCTTGCGTTTACGAAGATTGGTGGTAGTATAATAGACGGGTAAAAGAGCCATGACACCTCCGATATTTCAAGCATTATAGCAAAAACCGAAGGTATTGTCAATAGGAGTGGGTGCGACAAAGTGTCGCACCCCGTTGACATTTATTCTATCTCTTCCCATTCTGGCATCATTACCCTTGCACCGCCTGCACGAACAGTTGATTGCCATCCTTGTGTAGCACCTTCACTTGTGTTTGGTTGCCAAGAATATGTTGGTGATGTTTGTGGTGCGTTAGGTGTTGCTCTTGTCAATGAATGATTGTCCGTTGTCATTGCTAGTTGAGCATTAGTAACCGTGGGGAATACCACCATTGAGATTATCATCAAATATTTCGTCATACATACTTTTTCCTCATTCTTCTATTGGTCATTCTGATATGCCTAGACCATGTGCTACAAAGAAACTCATCATATGGTCTTAGCCATTTGTATCTACTGCATCGACGACAAACAATGATACTATCTTGATGAATACTAATCCACATCCTTCACTCTTCTCGTATATACTTCTGGTGGAATCTTCTGTGATACTACTTTCCACACACCTGTTACATTCTTTTCTGTTTCTACATAGTCAGCAACCTGATCCATGGAGGGAAACGAAATAGCAAACTCATTTCCATTCTTCTTGGAATGGACAACATACTTACAAACATCTTCTTTGTAATCAAAAATCAAAACTGCGCTCCCATCATAGTATCAGAACCCAACAGGGCGACGATTATGCACATCTTGTAATAAATAATGATACCAATCCGCACCCCAAATCAAACGCTGACGAAACTTACCGTAACGCCAATACTTGCGTTTTACTTCTTTACTACCGTTCCAATGGAATCGTTTCATCATTTATTCCTCTTTTTTACAATTTCATCAACTTTTTCTTTTGATAGTAGTTCAAGTATTTTTGATTCTTTGTTTATTCTTACCCATTGTCCATTTTCACAACAAACAATCGCTTCCATTTCATCATCTGTTACATAACAGGTATCGGTAAGTTTTATCAAAACTCCGCTCCCATCATAGTGTCAGAACCTTCTCTAATACGCTGCAACAGAAAACTTGTCTCCGGTAGAATACGCTGCATGAAGTATGTGGCATTGTCATGGCGAGTCTTATCATTCGTCTTTAGACAAATCTTGATGTGTGCCATACCAAGCATAACAAGTCCCATCATCTTCATATAGTCGTAAGAAGCAGAACCAGCATTGTTTGGATTCTTGATAGCATTATGCATCAACCATTCCGTTGCTTGCTTTAGTTCATTCAATGATCTTGTCATTGGTTGCACGATTGGATTGATATCCTTATCATATGCATTAGTCAAGAAACTTTCACTATCCTTGAAGAACTTGGTAATAGCACGACCCATGTTCTTAGGCAACTTACGACCAACAAGGTCAAGTGCCTGGATACCATTGGCACCTTCATAGATCATAGCAATACGAGCATCACGGACAATCTGCTCCATGCCATTGTCACGAACATATCCATGACCACCCCATACCTGTTGCATCTTGATAGCATTCTCAACACCATAATCAGTGATAACGCCTTTGAGAACTGGAGTCATTAGACCAAGACGATCTTCTGCATCTTCCTTCTGTCTATTAATATCTGCTTCTACTGCCATGTCTGTTGTAGAACCATCAGCATTTACAACATCAACCAATGTTGCTGCTTCCAGTATTAATAACCTAGCAGCCTCGTTGATAGACCTAACATCAAGGAGCATACGGCGAACGTCAGGATGATCCACAATAGATACAGTACCAGAATCACGAGAAACCAGAGAATAACCTTGCTTACGCTCTTTAGCATATTGCACTCCATTTTGATAAGCCAACTCCGATTGTGATAGACCGTGAATAGCACAACCTAACCTTAATTCGTTCATCATAACAAACATACCTTGAAGACCCTTACAGCGTTCTCCAATAAGAAAACCTGTAGCACCATCAAAGTTCATAACACAAGTTGGTGAACCATGAATACCCATCTTTTCTTCAATAGCACCAGCAGATACATTGTTGTGTGATAGATTAACCAAAAACTTAGGCACAGCAAATAGACTGATACCCTTGACGCCTTCTGGATCACCTTCAACTCTTGCTAGAACAAGATGAAGAATGTTCTTTGTTAGATCATGATCACCACCAGAGATAAAAATTTTCTGACCTGTGATTTCAAATGAACCATTGTGCTTGTCTACTGCTTTAGTCTTTAGCAAACCAAGATCAGTGCCGCAATGCGGTTCTGTTAAACACATTGTTCCTGTCCATTCACCACGAACCATTGGAGGAATGAAATGTTCTTTCTGTGGTGCTGAACCAGACACTAGCAGGGTCTTGATAGCTCCACGAGTAATGCCAGGATATAGAGACCAAGCCATATTAGAAGAGGATACAAACTCGTTGAACGCCACCGCAAGTGTAAACGGCATACCCTGTCCGCCATAGGTTTCAGGAACTGATAAACCAAGCCATCCTCCTTCTGTGAACTGCTTCCAAGGTTCATGAAAACAAAATGGAACTTCAACATCGCCAGTTGAAAGTCTCCTTGCTCCGATTTCATCCCCTTTCTGATTAGTAGGTGCAATAACATCCTCACATAGTTTTGCTGCTTCTGTTAAGATTGCCTCAGTATTCTCATTATTGAAACCTAGAACATCACGGAGAAGAAATAGTGTTGATGCTAATGGTGCTGTATATTTCATGATAGCCCCTGTAAGTCGTTCATCATTTCTTTATGAATTTCTTTTGCTTTTTCTATTTTAGCAGCAAGATACTCCTGCTCCTCTTTCTCTAAGTCTTCCATGTATTTCTTATACCGTAGCGAAACATTGTGTTCAAACAACTTATCGTGTGAGTAATGAACCGCATGTGAAATGTCGGCATTGATGTAGTGTTTTAGTTTTTCCCATTTGTCCATGTTACACCATATACTTTACTGCATAACCTTTATTCAAAAGGTCTTCGTTAATGTTTTCACCATCGAGGATGATGGTGGCTAGATATCGACCATATTTTTCTTGTCGATCTTTTACTGTTTTGATTGTTACAGTCTTATTATATAATCGAGAGAATAGATAATCCCTTGTAGTCTTACCTGCTTCTTCTTTTAGTTCTGGTGCATTGAGTCCATACAATCTAAGTTTTATTTCAATTGAGATATGAAATCCAAGATCGACTAAAACATCTACGGTATCACCATCAACAATTCTCACAACTTTTGCTATATATTCATACATCTTTCATACTTTCTATAATATCTTCCAGTGAATATTGTGGTTGGAAATCCAATAGTTCTTTTATCTTTGTAGTATCGGCCACAAGATAGGAAACATCACCAGGTCTCCTTTCCTCATATCTAACATTCATCTTGCCATTATGAATGATTTCGTTCACTTTGTCAACAACTTCTTTTACGGAATATCCTTTACCACTTCCTATATTTAGAAGGAGACTTTCATTCTTTTCTTCCATATATCTATACGCTAGTGTATGAGCCCGGCAAACATCCCTAACATCAATAAAGTCTCTGACACATGTTCCGTCTTTTGTCCAATAATCTGTTCCGTAGATTACAGGATCTTCTCCTCTGACAAGCAAAGGAATCAAATGTGTTTCAGGATCATGTTCCTCGTATAGATTTGCTCTTCGATTTCTACCAGCAACATTAAAGTACCGAAGAATGGCACAGTTCATTTCTTTTTCATCTAGTAGAACATTCTCAATCATGGCTTTACTCTTACCATATACAGAATAAGGATTGATCGGACATGTCTCAAATAGATGACCAAACGTTGAACTCTCTGACTTACCATATACAGCAGCCGTAGATGAAAAGATAAAGTTCTTTATGCCATATTGCTTTGCTTCTTTCATCATACGAAGCGTGCCTGTCACATTGTTAAAGTAATACTTCCATGGATCTGACTCACCTTCTTCAACAGATATCTCAGCAGCAAAATGAAAAACGGCATCAATGTGCCGTTTCTTTCCATTTGATAGAACGATAGGATCAAGAGCCAAGTCTACCTGAATGAACTCGTCATACAAATGCTTGAGATGCTTCTTTTGAACTCTATCGATACCTATAATGTGACAGTCATTATATAATGCACCAAGTTCATGGCACATATGACTGCCAATATATCCATTACAACCTGTTACAACAAATGTTCTCATTTTATAGCATTCACCTTTAATACGGCCCAACGAGCAGGCGCAGGATTACGATCATCTTCTACTCTATAAACTCTGGTGAAACCACATTCATAGAGTAGTTTGGTCAAAGACTCTTCACAAAATCCATTGATATGTCCCATACCAGGAATCTTGTGTTCGTCAGGATGACGCCAACCACCAAACAAATAGTCCATGGCATTCTCAAATGGATCAGGATGCATACGAAGCCAAGACACATTGGCCTTTTCATCCCAATCTTTATGAACGATGCGTTCCATAATCCATAGAACATCGGGACAAGTAATTTCTAGTGTAGCACCCGTCTTCATAATGCGCTTGATTTCTTTTAGAACCTTAGGTGCATCAAACTTTGTTAGATGTTCAATCACATCACCAAAATAAACTTTGTCGGCAAAGTCTGCTTCAAAAGGATATGGCACATGTCTAAGATCGTGAACGTGAGTTACACCTGCCCACTGGTGCAAATCCATCTTGTATGTTGCATCGGGCTTAGGATGTGGGCCAGAACCAATATCAATAATCACTGGCTTATTCATTTCACCTCCACAACATGCTTGAGACACATACGAATTGAATCATCAACTTTCATCTTTGCTTCCCATCCAAGGTCTCTCTTGGCCTTCTCACAATCAGGAATACGAACACGAACATCGTTCTCATAATCACCTATTGATTCATATAGTAGGAAGTAATCTTCTAGAAGCATAAATTCTTTTGCTGCAATGTCTTTAATCTTCTCAGCAAGAACACGCATAGAGATTGGTTCTGGATTACCTAGATTGTAAGTCTCATTATCTGTCTTTTCAGAGAATGAATAGTCAGCAATGGCAGCAGCAACCTCATCAATCCATGTAAAGCACCGAATCTGATAACCATCACCAAGAATAGGCAGAGGCTTCTTCTTATCAACCACAATATTCTTGATATAGTCAGCAAAGACATGTGAGATGCCAACTTCTTCTGACTCGCTTCTTTCATATGGTGTAATGATGTTGAATGGACGCCAGATGGTATACTTTAGACCATGCTGCTTTAGATATGCTTTTGACACTCTTTCACCAACAAACTTTGATAGACCATAGTCTGTATAAGGAGCAGGATTGCTGTCAACAATATCCTCTGGAACAGGATAAGCGATGTCTTGTGGACAGTTCTCATATACCATAGAAGATGAAATATAAACTACCTTTTTCACTTCATGAGCAACAGCAGCACGAAGGACGTTATCGTGTAGTGTAATATCCTTATACATCTCACCACAATACTTGTTGAATCCGCCTACACCATAGATGGTAGCAGCAGCCTGAATAATATAGTCAGGCTTCACTTGCTCTACCAACTTATCAACATTTAATCGGTCTGTAAGATCACACTTGATAAATGTATAATCTGTGCCGGCATGTCCTAGACGTTCACCATATCGTGCTAGATTGTCTACACCATAGACAACATGTCCTTTGTTTAATAGTAGCGGAATGACCGCCTGCATTAGTGAACCTTCACTACCTGTAACCAAAATCCTCATCGTATATCTCCAACTCTATAAATGCCTGAATTACTTAGTTTACTTTCTGGATACATCTTCCAGATATCTGCCATAATACAATCATCATTAAAATCATTTAGTGGCCATTTCTTTTCTGTGCCTGTATGTGGTGTCATTACAATAACAGCATCAAAATGTTCTCTGTATGGAAAACCTTTGTCCTTTGGCCACGGAACATAGTCATCCCACATATACACCTCGGCTCCATTCTTTCTACATACCTTCTTCATCTTATATGATAGACTGTTTCTTGTATCGTCGCAGTCCTTCTTGAAGGTCGCACCAAGAATCAAAACACATCTTATCTTAGGATTCATCTCCTTGATACGATTGAAGATGTAGTCTGGCATACCTTCATTGATATGAAACGAAGTCTGAATAAGATCGGCAAACGGAATGTCTGATAGAAGAAATCGACCGTCTTTGAATAGACATGGGCCGCCGACATTCGGACCTGGTAAAGGAATAGCATTTCTTTCATAACCAAGATTTGCTGCCTTGATGACATTATGCATATCTACACCTTGCTTTTCACCAATCATCCAAAACTCATTGGCAAGAGCAAAGGTAACATACCTATACATATTCGTCATGAGTTTGGCAATCTCTGCCTCTCTTGCTTTTAGACGAATGATTTCAGCCTTGACGAATGTTTGTAAAAAGTCTCTAGCCTTATAAAAAGACATTATAGAACAGGCACCAACTAGTGCTGGTAGAGTGGCAGTCTCTTCAATACCTTTTGTCTGTAGAACTCTTTCAGGAACAAACGTCAGATAAAAATCTACACCTTCTACCCATTTAGTCTTTTCTTCAATACGATCACGAAGAATTTCTGTTGTGCCCGGTGATACTGTTGATCTTAGCATCACCAAAGTATCTTTCTTCATATAAGGTATAAGAGTGTTATCAACAAAGTTGAACAAATCATCTAGTCGTGGATTGTTTTCTTCATCAACAGGTGTGCCAAGCATAATGCATACAATATCACTTTCTTTGATGAAAGATGGATTGGTTGTGAAAAATATGTTTTCAGTCTTCAAATGCTTTGCTAAAAGTTCTGCGGCACCATGTTCAACATAAGGAACATTACCTTCTTCTAACTCAAGAATAAGTTCTTCATTCAAATCTACACCACAAACTTTATGTCCTGCATCCGCAACGACAAGAGAAAACGGAAGGCCAACGTGACCTCCCGCTCCAATAACTGTAACTTTTTTAGGGGTTGAATCCGCAGTATTCATAACTCTGTGTCTCCAATAATATATCTTCAATGTCATTAGCCGTTTGTTCTACGGTATGATTCGCCATAACATAGTTGTAAGCACGGGTAATCTTTTCTTCGTCACGTTTATAGTTCCTGAGCAATTTCATTAGTTCCGCTTCATCATTATAAACATTGCCATGATAGCACAAATCATGAGCGGCTGCAATATCTCTTGCGAACCAAGGTGTTTTATTCATCATTGCTTCCAAAAGAACAAGACCATATCCTTCCTCATATGAGTTCATAATATAGGCATCAGCATTTGCCATTGCCTGCATTACCTCAGATTTAGGAAGTCCGTAAAATACTTTTACCTTTTTAGATTGTGGTGGGGCTAAATGTTCTTCACCGTATCCGTAAAGATGTAACTCAGCATTAGGAATGTTTGCACTTTCAAATGCCTGTGCAAGAGGAGTCATTGCTTTATGTGGATAGAAACCACCGGCAGAAACATAAATTGTTTTATTAGTGGTCTTGTTTGCTGTTGCAATGGTTTCTTGTGGTATCAATCCGTATCTAATACGTCTAGCCTTTTTCAACAATCTATACTTATGTATATGCTGCAAATCCATAGTTGTAGCATAAGAAACAAAACGATGATGATTCATACCAAAAACAGAAAGATAAGAGTCGCTAGGTTTAATAATCATATGAACAACCGGCGATCTTAGTCTTTGTGCATTTTCATGGACAACGTTTTGTGTGGAACAATCTGCACCATGAACAAGTATCAAATCCCAATCTCTTGGCAGCCACTTATATTCTGTAGCAACCTTCACACCATTGATATCACCCTTTTGTATATCGGCGAGAACATGAACATCATGACCACGGCGAACCAATTCTTCTGCCATGTTGCGAACATTATATTCGCTACCGCCCGGAAAAGGATAGTAGCGATGAACAGCAAATAAAATTTTAGACATTACTCACCCTTTTCAAGCAGACACATATCTTCAACAAGTGCCTTAAAATCATACTTTGGAGTCCAATCTAATGTGAATCGTGCTTTGGTAGGATCACCTAGCAGTAATTGAACCTCTGCCGGACGATAAAAATATGGATTGATATTGATAACAATCTTATCAGTCTTTCTATCAATACCAACTTCATTCTCTGCCTTACCACGCCATTCAATATCCATATCAAAATATTTGGCAGCAACCTCAATAAACTCTCTGACAGTATGTAGTTTGCCTGTAGCAACCACATAATCATCAGGAGTATGGTGCTGCAACATCTTATGCATCACCTCAACATAATCTTTAGCATGGCCCCAATCTCTTTGGGCATCAATATTACCCATAGTAACAAATTCTTGCTTACCGAGTGCTACTCGTTTCAGACCATGAATGACCTTGCGAGTAACAAAGTTTGTACCACGACGAGGGCTTTCGTGATTGAATAGAATGCCATTACAGTTAAACATACCATATGACTCACGATAGTTTACCGACATCCAATGTGCGGCCAATTTAGCACAACCATATGGCGAACGGGGATAGAATGGTGTTGTTTCTCTCTGTGGAGTTTCTTGAACGAGTCCAAACATTTCAGATGTTGATGCCTGATAAAACTTTGGATTGTGTCCAGCAACTTTTAGTTTGCGAAGGCCTTCTAGAATACCTGTGGTGCCAACAGCAATACATTGCATCGTGTATTCAGGAATATCAAACGAAACTCTAACATCTGATTGTGCTGCGATGTTATATGTTTCGTCAGGCTTAATTTCTAGAATGTTATCTATAACAGCCGATGGTGATGTTAGATCACAATAGATAAGATTTAGATTTTTATGATTTCTTATGGATTCTATATTAGAATAATTGGGTGTGGATGATCTACGGACAAAACCGTAGACCTCATATCCTTTATCTAATAGAAGTTCAGCAAGATATGATCCGTCTTGCCCGGTGATTCCAGTAACAATCGCTTTCTTCATATTATCCCTCATAAACAAACATATGCCACCAAAGATAAAACTGATGTAAATCAGTGTAACAGTTAGGTCTGTTATCAACAAATGGAGGCTGATATAACATATCTAGGTATTCGTTTTTACCTTCTGGTGAGTCAAGATGCTTGGTATAATCAATGACTCTATCAAAAGTGCCAAAGTCATGACTATTGATAAATGCTTTCTTGTTAAAGTCTCGGTGAACTGTATTGTTTGCGCCCCAATAGATAGGTACAGTATTAGCCTGAAACGCATTCAAAATCTTTTCGGTCACATATCCAGGATAAGTTTGATTTTCAAATGCTATATTGAATTTATACTTATTCAAGAAATTAATCTTATGTTCTAGTTTATCTCTAGGCAAAATGAAACCTGTATTGTTCAGATGTGGCCCTGCCGAATCAACCTGCTTGTATGCACAAATCATAGGAAAGAAAGTGTTACGAACAGAAGATTTAGGATTGGACTGAACAAAAGAACAAAACTTTCTGTTCCAATTTTTCTCAGGATCACCCAAGTCACGATTACACAACTGTAAGTAATCATCCGTCCAATGCTCAAAATGAACAGCACTCCACATATCTAAAACATATAGTGGTAATCGGTAATGTCTGGGACTATTCTCTGGATCAAATGTTATGGCATGATTGTATGTTAGATAGTCTGGACGAACATTTTCTCCTGTATAAAAGATTTTCTTAGCACGTCCATTGAACTTGTTATGTGCTTTACCAAAGTTACTATCACCAAAGATAACATACTTTGGGTTTTGATTATCAATAGTAACATCGTAGTATTCACTTAGAACCGTTGTAAAAAACAGTTCTGCGGTCGCAAAGGTATCAGAGAAACCGAGGAGAAGAGGCGGCTTACTCATTACTTATACCAAAAAAATGAACTGTTAGTTGTTAGATTGATTGGTGCGGTAATCTTATTCTTTTCTCTGAAATCGTCTACGGCACGATGAACAGATTCCAATGCAGAGTAATCATGGCCGCAAAATATACCACCCTTCTTTAGTAAAGGATAGTATGCTTCACAATCTGCTAATGTTGCTTCATATGAATGATCGCCATCAACAAAGATAAAGTCAAATGGTGTATCATCTTGTGAATTTAGAATTGTCTTGATCTTAGAGGCTGCATCTAATGATGTTTCACGGATCATTTGAACACGTTCACCGAACGACTTTAGGTTCTCTTCGGCAATCATTAGAAACTTATCTATGACCTCTTGATTAAGTTCACCAGCCCAGTCTTCATATGCTTTATATGGATCGATTGTGTAAAGTTTTAGAACATTATCACAACGACTAAGAATATCATATGTGCTTTCCGCACGACAAGTTCCAATTTCAAGTCCCACAAGATTGTCACCTTGTCTCTTTATGTAAGGAACAAGACCTTTAGTAGAAGTCCATTCAATAGGCCATTTACTAGCACTCTTAAGTTCGTCTACCGTCATAAAATCTGTTTCAGTCAATTCAATTGCCATATTAGTCTCCATACACATTCTGTATCATTTTATTCCAATCAGGTACACGATCCCATTGATGCAAAACTGTTACCTTCTCACCATTTACATGAACACTATTATCTTTAATAGTATAGTTCAATTCTTCTAAAAAGTCAATCTTCATATTAGGATTGATTACATATGCTTCGCCTATACCACCAGAGCCCGCCTCGATTGCAGGCATTGACGTGCCGGCATGTAGTACCCAACCATTAGAAGGCATCGTTAATAATGTGGAGAAATGATATGTTTCAAAATCAAGCATGATATTCATCGCAGCCTGATCCGGGCCGCCGCCACCTTCTATCCAAGGATTTAAGCCACGACATATTAGCCAAAGATTTAGACAGAAATCTTTTATAGTGTCTAACTGTCCGGCAATCACACCAGCACAAAAGATAGGATCATCTTTCTTACGATCAAGAAAGTATTCACCAAATGATTTAGCAAGGTTGTTACTTCCCCACGGTTCGTTACCATATGTCATGTTCTCTGATCCAACCAGAAGATTATAACCATTTAGAAAATATTCATCTAACCATTCTGTAGGATTACTTTGAAACACAACATCCCTAACGTCAGTAATAATAACACGATCTACCATTTCAGGATCGTTTAACATATTGAGAAAATGATGTATATGCAGAAAACGGTCAACCATAATGTTGCTATTACCTTCATACACAAACCCATTTTTGTCATCACTAGGACCGACACCAATCAACATAAACTGTTTTTGTGTGAGAAGTTCAACTGTTTCTTTATTCATATTATATACGATAAGAGCCTTGTATCCATCAAAGCCCGACTTTTCAATAGAGTTGGCCCAATACTTAATCTTATCCCAATCGTAATTATCTACGACGCCTATAATCACGTCTTTAGCCATGGAAACCTACCTCCGTAATATGCCTCTTGTGTGGCATTACCTTCAACAAAAAAATCTTTCGTAACTGAATTAGGATTACCGTCTAGACGATAGCAAAGTGTGTGCTTACCATTTGTATCATACTTGGCATGTTCTTTTACAGCATAAAAGAATGCTCTATCACCACCCCAACCTGTGTGCCAGAAATGACAAGTCTTTTGAATGAACTCTCTTTTGAAGCAGAAAGAAGATGTATCAATCAGATAATGCTTGCCATGGGGTGAATGACGAGACATAAAGATTTCCCACTTCCCAAGACTTTCACAGTTATCATCACAAAGGTACTTTTTATCAGGTGAGAAAATCTTGCGAAGTGAGTAGGAGAAATCCAAATTCTTCTTTTCAATTGTTTCAATTAGTGAAGCAACATGGTCAGGTTCATACCAGTTGTCTTCGTCAAGAAATAGAATATAGTGTGAATTGATTAGATGTGGATAAGCGGCATAGATACGATGCCCATAGAACTCACCACCGGTCTTACCTGTGTTCTCTGGTGTTTGCACAATCTCACAACCATCAGATCCACACATATTGACAACTCGATCCCAATACTCAGGACCATCGACCACAAGCAAATGCTTACAACTATAAGTCTGCTTCTTAACAGACATGATAGCATCAAGGAGTTTTTCAGAACCGATTGTAGGAGTAATAACTGTTACGGGTTTTTCAATCACTAGATTCATAATATGTCCTCATAAAGAGAAGGCCGAGGCGTACCTTGCGGCAGAGGCCCCGACCGTGTCATTCTTATTTAGTATCCTTGGGAGTCATCACATCTGCGACTTTCTGTAGGCTTTCAGCCCAGACCTTGCCGCTCTCGGTGAGAAGTTGCTTTGTCGTCTCCTGGATGCCGAACGGATCCATGATGTCGATCTTCTTTGGCTTCTTCTCCTCTGGAATAAAGCGTTCAAGAAAGATTTTGAGCATACCGTTAGCAAGTTCCGCATTCTTGACCTCCACTGAATCTGCGATGGTAAACTTTCTAGTAAAAGCACGATTAGCAATACCCTTGTGAAGGTAGTCGCCTTCTTCGGTTTCAGTATTGCCTGTAATCGTTAACACACCATCTTTCAGTTCAATGTCAAGATTATGCTTGCCGAATCCTGCTACAGCCATTTCAATGGTGTAATGTTCATCGTCAATCTTTTTGACATTGTATGGTGGATATGCTGGAATCTTAGGTAGGTATTCTTGTGCTTCTGCGATCCGTTGCAGCACTTGATCAAAGCCGATAGCGCCCTTTGATATGTCATTAGCGAATGTGAAAGGATCAAACCAGATACGGTCTGTTGAGCGATTGTTATTTCCCATTTGTTTCTCCTATAGTTAGCGAGAAGTAAGGAATGATGCCTTCGTGACACCATTCTCGTAGTATTATATAGTAAACTTTGTATGTTTGTCAAGAAAAATTTTATCCTACCAGCCAATATATCCCGTTACTGAACACAGGAACATTGTTGGTACCGCCTGTGAAAACTCTTGCACCAAACGTATTGACATTACTATCAGACACAAATGATCTTGATCCGGTGCCAATTACTGCTGGATCAGGAAGATTTGATACGGTATATACAACTGTTTTGAATATATTAGATGTTACAGTATTCGCAAAATATGCATTGGCATTTACAACACCTGAGGTGCTAACATCAAACACTGTGTTTGAGTTTGCTTGTAATCTGATTAATCGTGAAGAGGTGTTCTGACCAATATCAACTGCATTGAAACCAAGACCTATCTTGGCATTTGCGTCAATCCATATTGCTGATACATTTGAAATTGCTACTGTCATAGTGTCACCAATGATGCTGTAAGATTTTGTGATGGAAAATCAAAAAACGAATCTACTACTATATAGTCACCATTATCTGAAAGTATTGCATCGGTCACTGATGATACCGATGGATACGCATATGTATTAGCCGTAGGAGGATATAGATGCCTACTGTCAATGTATGCTGTGAAAGTAAATGTAGCACCAGTATTTTGTCCGACAGCGGTTTGTCCTGTTTGTGGTGGCTGTCCTTGCATATTATTCATTTGCATAGAACCGCCACCACCACCTAAATTGGCGATACTAGACACTTGACCTATAAGTTGCTGACCTACTTTTAGTAGTTCACCAGGCTGCATATTACCCGATAACATACCAAGACCTAATGCACCCGCTCCATTATTACCATTGCCAATAAATACTTTCTGAGAACCTTTTGCAGGTATAGGCAAACCGGTTTGATGTATAATCGTACCTATAATATCTGGTGCTGCTGTATCTTTTAGAGCAGCAATAGCAGGCTGACCCTGGATAAACACTTTAGGATTATTAGCCTGTAATGCGCCTAAGTTGCTATGTGTATCTGTGTCACCTTGAACAGACGCAAGTATATTATCAGAAAAAACCTTCGTGTTTAATCCTAACGATTGTGTAATAGCACCACACATTCTAGGATCAAGAAATCTAAATAACGGAAACATTTTTCTTTGGTCTTCCTCTACCTCTCTTAGGAGGTTCTGGCTTTACAAAATCGGGGATTTTTGGTTCAGAGATATTTAGCGTGATTTCACCACCTTCATCTTTTACACCTGTTGATCCCATCCCACCAACACGGGTTGTCTTTACACCAGGTCTAGCAGCAGTTTCTACAATAGAATACTCAGCATCCCTGATTAGTTCTGCCTGTGCAATACGATCACCTGTAGTGATGTTGATTTGATTGTCAGAAATATTCCACACCAGAACCATTAGTTCTTCTACGTAATCAGAGTCAATAACACCCTCGGCATTTGCAAGAACCAATCCCTGCTTTAGTGATAGTCCTGACCGTGCATGAACACGAACCGAGTGTCCTGTTGGAATATCTAGAATAAGACCTGTAGGAACCATAACACGGTCACCTGGCTGTATTGTAACCAGATTATTCATGGGACGAGTAAAGGCTTTATTGTTTCTAGTGAAACCCTTATACTCTTTCTTACCATGTCCTTGAAACTGCAAATCAAAGCAGGCAGAACCTGCTGTCTGCTTTTTAGGAGTCTGATTTGAGGGGTGTGTTTTCCAAATCTTCAATGTTTCCATAACAAACTCGCTTTCTATTCGTCTTCGTTGTGACGTTTCCTACCCAGTGAATACTTAGCGACCAAGTTCCACTCTGGCTTTTCCATATATGATATGATCTTGATTCTGTTTAGTGGTGTTAGAGGTTCTTTACTCTTGTCAGGATCAACAAGAGTTACAAGTTCCCATTCTGCCAATAGATTGGCAATGGTATTTCTTCTACCACGATCCTCTTCTGAGAAGTCAGTAGACTTACCATCTAACATGAACATTTCTTTGAAATGCACCAAATAATAACGACCTTGCTTATGTAGGATGTGACATGACTGATAGAGTGTTTTGTCTTTCTTAGACGCCACTCCAATACGAGTCAATGTCTCTTTCACTTTTAGAAAGGCCTGTGGATCAGGAAGCCTTACTTCCACGAAGTCTTCTAGGTTTGCTGTCATTTATGCCACCTTTGTTTAGTTCTTTTTTTATTTTTTCTAACTGAGTAGCGTTTAGCAAAACCAATGCTTCTTTGGCCTTTTCATTGGAATAGTTATAATACTCCTTTACGGCATCTAAGTTGTCAATGGTCTCACGCTTCTCCCATTTACGAAAAGGGCGTTTATAGCCTCTTATGCTATTTAGCAAAAAATGGTATTGAAGATTAGCAGGTAGATGTGGATACTTGTTCATCTCATTAGCCTGCATAACGCAATCGTAGTGAAACGAGATGGCACGATTCACTACGAAAGCATTATAGTCCTTTTCGTTCTCTAGAACATTCTTCTTGGTCTGTAGAATGGATGGTATGATATCTCTGAATAAGTCACTCATTTTATATCACATTCCACCATGATTTCCGTCAGACATGCCACAAGATTTAGTTCTTGGTCAGCCACGAATGCTGCCTGATACTGATACTTAGCCAGTGTCACCACGGCAGCAGGAATGGACTCTGGCTTTAGATACTCATTCAGTCCATCATACACAGTGCGATAAATGAGAGACGGATCAATGTCAGAGTTTAGAACGATCCACTTACGCATGGCACCAAAGTCTTTATCTTTTAGTGCTTTGATTAGTTCAGATAAAGATTTAATACCATCAAGTTGACTAACAACACCAGCGTCAATGTTTCCAGACACAGCATGGCGTTGGAGTTCATTAAGAAGACGCCGATAGTCTGGGAAATACTTTTCAACAATCTTGATGAGAACCTGCTTGTCATATTCAACACCTTCTATCTTTAGAATCTCATTAACTCTCTTGAACATCTTAGAAGCCATAAGAGGCTTTTCACTAGACTTCAAGGTAAAGTCAACAACGGCACATCTAGAATGAATAGCGTCCTTGATCTTTGCCTTGAAGTTACATGTGAAGATGAAAGAACAGTTTTCAGCAAACTTTTCAATCACACCTCTAAGAGCATCTTGCGTATCTGGTGTAAGACCGTCGGCTTCGTCTAGAATGATAACCTTACGACCACCAGTAAGCGATACGGTTGACGCATAACCCACAACCTTTGTTCTTAGAACATCAATGCCTCTTTCTTCTGAAGAGTTGATGAAAAGATAGTTACAACCGATTTCATCACACATAGCCATGGCTGCGGTAGTTTTACCACATCCAGCAGGACCAGAAAGAAGGAGATTTGGAATCTCCCTCTTGGTCACATATTCCTGAAACGCTTTCTTGATACGCTCAGGAAGAACGCAGTCCTCAATCTTGTGAGGACGATACTTTTCTACCCAAAGAAAGTCATTGCTCATTCATTTTCCTCATAACGAGATGCGCTAAGTTGCATTATAATAGATGTTAGTAGGAAAAACAACCAACGATTTGTATCATCGTGATCCTTAATCCAAAAGTAAGACGCAGATATAAAGTTTATTACACTTAGCAATTCAAAGATAAGCGCCATCATAGTTGTGTCTTCTCCATCACAGTGGTATAAAACTCTTCAAAGTCTGTGTTCTCCTGAATCTCAGAGTTGAAGTTTGCCTTGAAGTATGTGCGAGCCATACGACGAATGAGTTTCTTATCAATGTCCAGTTTACCACTTAGTTCATTGATAGTATCTTTCTGTAGTTCTCGCTCGGCACCAACACGAGTCATGGAGTCATTCAACT